GAAATCGGGGCCGGGCCGGCAGTCCATCGAACCGGTGTACTCATCATTCAGCTATTTGTTCCGGTCGGTTCCGGCACGCTGCTGATATCTCAAACCGCAGACCAGCTAACGCAGCACTTCGAATTCCAGAATGACGGACGACTGAGTTACTTCGCGGTCTCCGCTGTGCCGGCCGGTGAAACTGACGGCTGGTCCCAGCTAAATCTTCAAATTCCCTATCGCGCTCTGTAGCGCACAATAACAGGAGGCTCCTGTGAGTTCAGGCGCAAAAGTAGTTACCGCGTTTATTCGCGAAACCACCCCGGGTGTTACACCTACCGTTGGCGTTTGGGATCTGCTTCGGCGTGCCTCATTCGGCCTTGCTCCAACCCAGAACACCAACGACAACGATGAAATCGGCGGAGACCGAATGGCGCAAGGCGTGTCACGCGGAACTATTGATGTCGGCGGCGATGTTGGCACCAAATTCCGCTGGAACCAGCACGATGCTTTTCTGGCGAGCTGCTTTGGTGCTGAATGGCTGAACAATGTGCTCACAATGGGAAACGATCGTATCACGTTCTCAGTAGCGTCCTACGCTGAAGATGTGGGCATTGCGCAGATTGCCCGCGGTTGTCAGGTCGCAACTCTGCAGATCGAAATCCCGAATGATGGCGATATCACGGCTACGGTCACGTTTGCTGGTCTGGACTGGGAAACGAAAGGCGACGATACCAGCTTCTTCACTGCCCCGACTGATAATGCTGGCGCGCTCCGTTATTCATTCAAGGAGGTAACAGCCCTTAGTCTGAATGGCGTTGCGGGTGGCAATGGGTTCTGCGTCGATACCTTCAACATCCAGTTTGACAACAATATGCAGACCCAGCGTTGTATCGGTACCGGTTCTGCGTTCGCCGGCGCAAACATTCCTACCACCTTCACACCATCCGGCCAGGTGACTCTGTCGTGGTCAAAAGCTGCGTGGGAGCTTTATAAGAAAACGTTCACTGGTGAAACGGTGCCGTTTAGCTTCACGCTGGAGAATGCTGAAGGCGCTTATACCTTCGACTTCCCGGAAGTGCAGATTTCCGGCGACTGGCCAGATGCTGGCAGCACTGACATTGTCCAGGTTCAACTCGATATCACGGCAGCCAATACGCCGCCTACGATTACGCGAGCGCCGAAAGTAGCCGCTACGGCCATCAGCGTAGCGCCACTCACATCATCCGGTGCGATTGGCTCAACTGTTAACCTGACCGCAACATTAACCCCAGCAGACTCCAGCGACACAGTTGAATGGACGTCTTCGGATCCGGCGATTGCCAGCGTGGCTTCAACCGGCCAGAAAACGGCGCAGGTCACGCGCAATGCTGCTGGTACCGCGACCATTACTGGCAAAGTGCGGACCTTTACTGCAACGTCTGCAATTACCGTCACTGCCCCTTAATTTCCCTGACCCGTACCGCAGCGCATCGCGGTTCGGGCTTTTTATGGAGCCTTTATGCTGATTATTTCCACCCAAATTGACCTGAACGGCGAACGCTGGTTTTTCCCTTTCAAGAAGCCAGAAGGCAGCAAGAAGAAATTTACCCCAGAAGAAGAATCGCTGTTCAAACTTCGCCTGCTGGTGGTCAGCAGTGAGAATCCAGAATATCGCTCACGCAACGCTTTGGTGCGTCGCCACATCGATAAGATGGATGCAGGTTACCAGGTAGGGACAAAAGATTTTAACCTTGCCAGCGTGGGCGATATCGACTCTGTTGA